ATTACTGGTAATGGTCACTACAACAAGCAAGTTCAAGCAACACGACGTGATACTGGTTGGAAACCACGTTCTATTCGACTTCCTGGTGGTGAATGGGTTAGCTATGACAACCTTGGTCCTATCACCAACTGGTTAGCATTGGTTGCAGATATTGGTGACAATTTTGATGTTCTGTCTCCTAATGATATTGGTGAACAGTTCCGAAAAATGGGCTTTATCTTTGCAGCTTCGTTTACTGATAAAACCTATCTTGCAGGTGTAGAGCCTTTCCTGGATGTCATCAGAGGCGATGTTGGTGCTATCAACCGTTGGAGTGGTAGTTTTATAACGAGTGCAACTTTGCCTGGTTCTAGTTTGATGGCTGAAATTGGTCGTTATATGGATCCTGGTCTAAGAGAAGTTGAAACAACTATGCTTGACATTGCACGCAATCGTTTGCCAGTACTTAAAACACAGCTACCTAAAAAGTACGATTGGATTGACGGCGGTGAAGTAGGTATGCCTGATACATTCTTAGCACGTGTTTGGAATACTTATATGCCTTGGAAAGTGAACGGCAAAATTAGTGACGAGAAAAAATTCTTGCAAGAAATTGAGTATGATGCTCGACCCATCCTCAGCACTGATGGTAGGGGTGTTAAATACACACCTGCTGAACGTTCAGAAATCATGAGAATTATGGGTGAAAAAGGTTACTTCCTTGACGGCATTAAGGAAGTTATGAATACCTATACAGCTAAAGAATTTAGAAAAGAATATATGGAAGCTGTTAATAATGGGTTGCAAGTAAAACCAGGTAAGTTTGGTCTTTTACATGGTGCTTTGGATAAAAAGTTGCGTTATGCAATTACAATGTCTGCAGCTCAAGTCAGTAATTCTGATCAACTCCTTAGAAAAGCCAACGTTCAAAACGCAGTTCAACGATTGACTCAAGCTGGTCAACATAAACGGGCTTTGCAACTTCTCGAAGACATGAAACAATTTTCCAAGTAAACACATACTAAAGCGTAATGGCTAACACTTCTGTCTCATACACAGGTAATGGTTCGACAACGAACTATTCTTTTACATTTGAATATCTTAAAGAAGCTGAAGTCAAAGTCACCCTTGATGGAACAGCTACAACTGCATTTACTTTCGCCAACGCAACTACTCTTAGCTTTACCACAGCACCAGGAAGCGGTGTAGCTATCCGTATTTACCGTGATACTGATGTAGCGTCTGCAAAAGCTACATTCTTTGCTGGATCTGCTATCAAAGCAGAAGATTTGAACGATAACTTTACGCAAACACGCTTTGCTGTAGAGGAAATCAAAGAAAATACTTGGGATGTTGATACTGAAACTATTAAGTCAAACGAGACTTGGGTCAGTGCTGACACTCAAATCGCTACTACTGCTGCAATGGACGCACGCTTCCAAGATGAAGCAACCGAAACCATTACAAGCAGTGAAACATGGCCGAATAATGATGACACCATCGCAACGACTGCTGCGATTGATGATCGTATTGATACTGCGATCACAAACGACATTGCTGGTTCTGATGGTGTTTCCATTACTGATGATGGTGACGGCACAATTACAGTTGGACTAAGCTCTAATTCTGTTGATTTTGATCGCATTAAAAACGATGACATCATTACCTATGCAGAGCAGAATGCCGGATCTCCTTCACCTGCAGATACAAACATCTTCACTGCATCAGCTGCTGCACGTCGATTTGACACATTAGTCCAGACTGGCACGCCTAGTGGTTCTGACTGGGCAACTGGTAAAACCTGGTTGCAAAATGATGCAGATAAGACTCTGTCAATTTGGGATGGGGATAGCTGGGAAGGCATTACGTCTGGTGGTACTTTCACAAGTCTCGACAAAGTTGTCTATGTTGATGCCAACAATGGCAATGACAGCAACGAAGGCCATCGTATTAGCAGTCCTAAACAAACTATCAAAGCTGCTATCACGCAAATCAACGCTGATGCAACACATGGTGATGGTAGTGTCGTTATTGTTGCACCTGGTGTATATCAGGAAGCATGTCCGATTCAAATTCAGAAACGTGACGTTGCTATTATTGGTCAATCATTACGTCAGTGTGTAGTCCATCCAACAGTTGCTACTCAAACTGCAACAATGTTCGAGGTTAATAGTGGCACATACCTTGCTAACCTCACATTTACTGGTATGAAAGCCAGTGGTACACGTGGCGAGAGTGGTTCACTTTGGACTGACTCAACCTATGGTTTACCTGCTACACAAGGTTGGAACGTTGCTTTCTATGCAGGTGCAACCATTGTCAAGTCACCATACATTCAGAATTGCACGAACTTCTCTGATAGCGAGATTGACAACAGTAATCTGAACTTCTATTCAGGTACTGAAGATGCTGGACGAGCTGGTGACCAAGATTCTGCAATGACTGGTGGCGGACTTCTAATTGATGGTTCTACACCTGCTGCTAACTCTCCATTGCGTTCTATTGTTTGTGATAGTTATACCCACGTTGGTCTCGATGGTCCTGGTATTTTTGTCACCAACAATGGTTATGCACAATGTACTAGCAGCTACGCATTCTTCAACCACTTCCATATTGCATGTCACAATGGAGGTCAAGCAAACCTAGCCGCATCAACTTCTGACTTTGGTAGATTCTCGTTGATTGCTGACGGCAAATCACCTAACCCTATCTTTACATCGACTGTTGATGGTGCTGCGTCTAGTGGTGCTACCACATTTAACATTGATGCACCTACTGCAGGTACTGATTTGTACGGTGGTGGAGAAGCCTGGTTTGGTTCTGCTGAACGTCCAGCAAACAACATGTTGGTAGAAGTCAACAGTGTCATTTATCCTATTCTATCTGCAACTGCAAATGGTAGCGGATGGACTGTCACTATTAGCCGACCTGACTCTACTGATCGCAGTAACAACCTTGGTTTGAATGGTGCTATTGCTGATGAAGCTGCTGTTAATTTTTACCTTCGTTCCATGATCGCATCGAGCGGTCATACTATGGAATATGTTGGCAGTGGTACAGATTACAGTGCATTGCCAGAGAATGGTGGTGTACCTGATGAAACAAAAGAAATTACCGAACTAAACAACGGTAAAGTCTGGACAGCAATCACTAATCATGTTGGTAAATTTAGGATTGGTGGTAACCAAACAGACGCAGCGATATTTGAAGTAGACCAACAACTTGGTTTTGTAACCATTCCAGATGGTTCTATTTCATTCTCCCTTGCATCTGATGCAACTCCACAGCTTGCTGCAAACCTAGATGCACAAACCAACAAAATTACAAACCTTGGTGCACCTACTGCCAATAATGATGCTGCTACAAAAACATATGTAGATACTGAAATTACAAGTGCTACTTCAGGTATTAGCTCACCTTCGTTTACAGCAACAGCTTCTGGTTCGTTGTCTGATGGTACAAAAGTAATTGTAAACTCTGATGGAACTGTATCTGCTATCACTGGTTCAAGCACAACAGATAATGTTGGAACAGCGGTAGATTTTGATTCTGATGAAACTGCACACGTGTCTTGTGCATTTGATGCTAACGCTGGTAAAGTTGTAGTTGCGTATACTGATTATGGTAATTCAAGATATGGTACTGCTGTTGTAGGAACTGTGTCAGGTAGTGCAATTTCTTTTGGCACTGCCGTAGTATTTAAAAGTGGCACAACTTTCAACACTTCGACTGTATATGATGCTAATGCCCAAAAAGTAGTTATTGCTTATGAAGATAGTGGTGATACTTCCGGTAATGCTATTGTAGGTACTATAAGTGGTACATCTATTAGCTTCGGAACAGCTACTACGTTTGAAACAGACGCTTGTTCTATAATTCGAAGTGTCTATGACTCTAATGCACAAAAAATAGTCATTGCATATACAGATGATGGCAATTCTGATTATGGCACAGCTATTGTAGGCACTGTTAGTGGTACTTCTATTAGTTTTGGCACTGCAACTGTTTTTGAAAGTGCTATTACCTCTGATAAAGCCATTGCTTTTGATTCAAGTAATAACAAAGTCGTTATTGCTTACAGAGATCAAGGGAATTCGTCTCACGGAACAGCTATTGTAGGTACTGTAAGCGGAACTTCTATTTCGTTCGGTACTGCAGTTGTTTTTGAAGCTGCTCAAAGTGAAGATATTGCTGCAACATTTGACTCTAACTCGAATAAAGTTGTCATTGCATACACAGACGTAGGGAATTCTAATCACGGCACTGCAATCGTAGGTACCGTGAGTGGTACATCAATTAGTTTTGGTACTGCTGTTGTTTTTGAAGCTGCAGCAACATTCCAGACAGGCATAACATTTGATTCAGATACCAACAAAGTTGTTATTGCATATGAAGACCAGGGTGATAGTAACAAAGGCAAGATTATTGTAGGAACTGTTAGCGGTACTTCTATTAGTTTTGGTACTCCTTTGGAGTTTGAAAATGACCACGATAACTACAGACCTGTTTATGACACCACTAACGATCGAACTTTTATTGCTTACCAAAGTGCCACCGAAGGTACAGGAATTGTGTTCCAAACTGGGTCTACTACTACAAATCTCACATCAGAAAACTATGTTGGCATTTCAAATGGTGCCTATTCAAACGGAGCCACAGCTACAATCCAGACTGCAGGTGCAGTAGATGATGCACAATCAAGCCTAACTCCTGGTCAATCTTACTATGTCCAGGTTGATGGCACACTTGCAACTACTGCTGATGACCCTTCAGTATTCGCTGGTACAGCAGTTGCGACTACTAAACTAATTGTTAAAGGTTAATCAATGAAAACTATTGTTCGTCAAGGTACGGATGTATCTTTGTACCTTTTTGCTGACACAGAAACAGTAAACATCGGTACTGAAAAAACTACAATTGGCAATCCTGTACGTTTTATCGTGGGCGATTGTCAATCTAGTAATGTCATTCTTTGTGAAAGCGTTACCAAACCCACTGGATGGGTTGGCGGTAAGTACCTTTACACAACAGATGATGGTTGGACACTTAACCCTAACTGGGTTGATCCAGATGCCTGATAACCTTATTTGAGGTAAACTATGATTACTCTTATCCGTCCAATTCTTTTTGCATTTTTGCAATCTCAACAAGTCAAAAAACTAATTGTTGATCTACTTACTAAGTTGGCTGAGTCTACTGATAATACTGTCGATGACAAAGCTGTTGAATTTATCAAAAACGGTCTTTTTCCTTGACATATTACAAACATCTGCCACAATTTGAAACTCCTGGTAAAGCATACGAAATCACCACAGGAAGTACGTCTGTAAATCAACAATTGAGTCACGATTGCCGCCGTATCAGCATTCACCCGACCGGTCACGATATTTATTTTGGTATTGGTAACGCAGCGCAAATCGCTGAAGGTGTTCCTGCTGAAGCTGTTGCCGTAGCTACTGCCGCTGCTTCAGGTGTTGCAGAAGTTCGTACTGTTACTCTGTCTGGTTTTTATGAAGTCGGTGATCAGTTGACTGTTGTTGTCGATGGCACTTCTCTTACTTATGAAGTTACCGCTGATGATCAAGATAACACTGCAGCTACAACCCTTAGCAACGTTGCAGCGAGCGTTAAAGATGCACTAAATGCTGATGCTACTATTGGTGCAGCTTTTACCGTAACTAGCAGCGGTGCTGTTATTACTATTACACATGACACTGTCAACACTGCATTCACGTTGACCGCTGAAGTGACAGCTAACGACGATGACAATCACTTTGTCAAAACCGACGAGCGTGTGTATATCAGTGTTCCTCCTGGTAGCTATATTGCTGTCAAAGCCACTACTAGCAACAACGGTAAATGTTACATTTCTGAGTATAACTAATGGAATGGGCAGAACCACCTACACTGCCTCCTATACTACTTCCAGAAGCGCCTGAGTTGCCTTTAGCGGTGTTAGAGGTGCCAAGGGCTGAGTTACCTAGTTACACACCCATTGTGGTGCCTCCTAACACCCTTAGACCACCTCCTGGTGTGCAGGGTATCAACGTTGAAGAATCTCCACCCGAAAAAGAAAAAGATTCTGAAAAGGCAGATAAAGGTAAATCACAAACAAATAAAAGCAAAGACATTAACATTCCACCCGAAGCACAGATAGTAGAAATACCTTTTACGGATATAGAAGTGCCTATGCCTTCTACTACTATCATGACAACTGCAGCAACGACAGCATTTATTAGTGTTGCCGCCACCCTTACTGCAACATCCTTGTTCAAATACCTAGTAATGGTATTCAAACCAGTTTTTAAACAGACATGGAACAAGATAACCAAAAAGAAGAACAAAAAAAAGGATTCTTAGCTAAAGTTAAGGAAAATACTGAGGATGAAATTCAAATCCTTGGAACTTTTGTACGTTTAGGTGTTGTGGTTTGGAGTGGTTTTATCATTACTCTAAACTATGTTGACTTACCTATGATCAAAAAAGGTCAAAGCGGTGGTGACATAACATTTGTTGCCTCAGTTTTTACAGGTGCGTTGGCTACTTTTGGTTTGACAACATCTAATAGCAAAGTTGGAAACACTAAACCATCTGACCCTAAAAAGAAAGAGCAATGAAACGTTTTATTCTGCTGCTATTGTTAGCTAGCCCTGTATCTGCAAATCAAGTGACCCCTAACTTCACACAGGGGTCCATGCAATCAACCACCACTACCACTATTGACATTGACCGTACTATTGAGTCTAATGTTTACGGTGGAAAATATCAATCATGGTCAGGAACAAACGTAACAGCGAGCGGAGACATCGCAGATTCTGCTACAACTTATTCAATCACCACTGCTGGGGAACAATTTCAACTAGAGATCGTAGACAGAGCAGCAGGAGTGATCGAAGACAGCCTAGTAACCGAAACTATCGAACAGGTTTCTACTACTACTTCCTTGTCAGTCTTCTCTCAATAATAAATCCAGCCTTTGCAAACGAAGAACCAACTGTTAAAAATACTTCTAACCCCGTGGCCGCGGCAACTGGCAATGTGACCAATCAGGCCGTGATGTTTCAAAACAACGGAGCACCATCAAGACAGTATTTTGGCCCTAATATCAGCTGCAACGGTGCAACTATGCAGCTAAGCCCTTTTTACATGGGCAACGATACCATTCCTAGAGACTCAGAAAGTTATGTGCGTTCTGGTAACTGGGGAATGCAAATAAACTTTGCTATACCTCTTGATGGAGGCATGACAGAGCTGTGCAAAAGCATTGCACGTAAACACGAACAAAAAATGCGTCTTGATTACGAACTTGTTCGTGCTCTGAAATGTACGGAAATCATGAAAACTGGCTTTATGTTTAGGCCTGGTA